TGGGGGCACTGTAGGCTTTGCAGAGGGTGGTACTGCCAAAAAAGACCCAATCCAGTCTACGGGCTTTGTAGACGGCCCACCGCAAGCTTACGCAAAAGGGACTACCGTAGCTGATACAGAAAACCATCGTGTGCGTGTGGGTTCGTTTGTTATCAACGCACCGACCACAGAACGCTTGCAAAAAGAGGGCAAGCTACCAAAAGGTCCACAAAAGATGAAAGCCGCAAAGGGCGGCAAGATGATGGAAGTAGCCCTGTCAAAAGGCGAATACGTAGTTGACGTAAGCGACATTGACAAGTTTGGTGGGTACGATGCTCTCAACAAAGAAAACGACAAGGGCAAGCCAGAAGTAGATCGCAGACAGGCCATGCAAGAGGGCGGGTTTGTTACTCCGCCTGAACGCAGTCCATTTAGAAAACCTGTGCAAGTTACAGGAGATGAATACGGAAAAAATATGTCTGCTTTAGAGGCTGCACCCGCCCTTTTAACAGGAACTTTAGATGATGTAAATGAAGCTTTAGCGCAATCAACGGCGTACAGAGAAAGATTTAAACCCCAAGATAACGATGCTTCTGAAGACACTTTACGCCATATTTTAGTGTCTGGGTATATGCACAATAAACCAAATAAATTTGCTAGATATTTTGGAGATATAGCTTCCGGACTTTTAGATGATAGAGAACTTGGGGGCAGTGTTGAAGATCAGATAGATTTAAATAACAATGCGTATGGAAGAGCACTTAGAGAAAAATATCCTGATAGGGATGAATTTACAAAACAAGCCATTCGTGTTGTGAGAGAACTTTACAGAGGAAATCCTAAAAAATTAGGTGATTTAAGTCCTATGTTAAGCACAGGCAGAGAATAAAAGAATTCGTCGGCTACCCGTTAACAACGGCCCCGACACAACCGAAGCGGCTACCTACAAGCCAAAGTAGCCCCGCTATGAAGAGGTAACAAAATGGCAAAACAAGTACGTGGCGCAAGAGCCAACAAACCGAACGACTCTTTCGGAACTATCAACAGCGAGACTCTCTACAAAGGCAACTATCGTGAGGACGTTTACATAGACGACGACGATACCCCAGAGGTAGAAGCAAGCGAAGATACCGACCAACCTGAATCTACTAGCTTTGCAGAAACAACGCAAGAGAAACCGGATCATAACTACAAAAAACGATACGATGACTTGAAGCGACACTACGATGCAAAACTTGCAGAATTTCAGGCGGAAAGACAACAACTAGAAGCGGCAACTAAACAGGCAAACGTGCCCATGCCAAAGACAGTTGAAGAGTTGGAAGAATTCAAAGCGCAATATCCTGACGTGTACGGAGTTGTGGAAACTGTAGCAGCAATGCAAGCCAGTGAACGCACCACCGAACTCCAAAAAGAATTGGAAGTCATTAAAGAGCGTGAGAAGGAAACGGTAGTACAGGCAGCTTACCGCGAACTAACAGCTAATCATCCGGACTTCGATACGATCAAATCGGACGAAAAGTTTTTAGCTTGGCTTCAAGAGCAACCCGAATCCATTTCGGATGGTATTTACAATAACAATACCGACGCTCGTTGGGCCTCACGAGTTCTTGATCTGTATAAAGCAGACGCAGGAATTTCAAAAAAGAAGACTAACAAGGCGAAGACCGATGCTGCAACTTCGGTACGTGCCCCTAAAGCTAGGGACATTGCATCTGAAGAAAGCGGAGACACTCGCATTTGGAAGGCTTCTGAAATCCGTAATCTCAAGCCGTGGGAGTTCGAAAAGCTGGAAAGCGAATTGGACACTGCACGTCGAGAGGGACGGATCGACCCTAACAACTAATCCTCAAACAGAGGGAAGGAAAAGAACCAATGGCATTTGGTACTGCTGCAGGTTATGGTAACCTGCCTTCCGGTAATTTTGCACCGGAAATCTTTAGCCAAAAGGTTCTCAAGTTCTTCCGTCGTGCTTCGGTTGTAGAAGACATTACAAACACCGACTACGCGGGCGAAATTGAAAACTTTGGCGACACGGTTCGCATCATTAAAGAACCAACAGTCACTGTCTCAGCATATACACGGGGTTCCGTTGTAAATGCACAAGACTTGGCTGACGATCAAATCACGATGGTTGTCGATAATGCAAACGCTTTTGCGTTTAAGATCGACGACATCGAAGAGCGTCACTCGCACGTAAACTTCGAAGCACTTGCCACCTCATCTGGTGCATTTGCCTTGAAGCGTAAGTACGATGCCAATGTGCTTCAGGCTATGTCTGATGGTGCAGGTATTGCGGGTGCTGACGATGCTTCACTTTCCGGCGGGTTGACTACTACCAACACTGCTCTGGGTACAGCATCTGCTCCAATCAACGTAGAAACTGACGACGCTGGCATCAACCTGATGCTGCTGATGGCACGTTCACTTGACGATCAGTCTGTGCCAGAAGAGAATCGTTGGTTTGTAGCACCACCAATTTTCTACGAGAAAATGTTCCAAGCCGGAAATAAGATGGCTGAAGTTCAGGTAACTGGTGACGCTACTTCTCCACTGCGTAACGGCCTTGCAGTTCCGGGACTCCTCGCTGGTTTCCGCTGCTACAAGTCTACTGCGCTAAACTCAACAGCAGGTACCGATCAGGTAACTCTGTCTGGTGTGGCAACTGACGCTTCTGAGAATGTAGTTCTCGCTGGTCACATGTCATCCACTTCTACTGCTTCGCACATTGCTAAGACCGAAGTGGTTCGTTCAACTGAGTCGTTCTCTGATGTAATTCGTGGTCTGCACGTTTTTGGTCGCAAAGTTCTGCGCCCAGAAGCTATGGTTCGCGGCGTCATTGACTTCGCGTAAGGAGGGCTAGATAAATGGCTACTATTGATTTCACCATAGCAGGTGGAGGAACTGTAGGACATCCCGCACACGCGATTCGTCCTTACATCGTGCAGTCAAAGATTTTTGACGCTGCCGACGCAAACCTTACAGCCAACGATGTCATTAAAGTGATTGACCTACCGGACAACTCGATTGTTCTTGGTGGTTGCCTTGATGTCCTCGAAGCTGGTGGCTCTAGTGTGACTTTTGACGTTGGTATCAGCACCGACATTGATGCCTTCTGTGATGGTGTTGATGGTAACGCTGATGCTATCTACAACTTTCACCCTACAGCAGCAGGTATCAACACAGTAATTGCAACAGACGCTATCCAAGTTAAAATCTTGGGTGCCGACTCTGCTGTAGTTCGTTTCCGTGTTATTGCTTTGATTGCTGACATTGGTGATCCAACTGCACTGGTTCAGACTGCTTCAGTCCAGACTGGCGTATAACATTAATCAAGGGGGCAGGGCAACTTGCCCTCTTGACCTTTCTTTAAATCTGTGATATATATGCTCATCCCTTCCGGGGTAAACTATACAGGAGATGGCGATGAATTATATCACAAGTAACATTCCATATTTTAAGGCTTGGGTACGAAGAGAATACACAACCAATCACGATAGATACCACGGTGAGTTTATACATGCTATGGTAATCGGTGTAACTACCCTACCTATGCGTACCCTATCATTTCAAGTTTTGTTTACAGGGTACGAAGAAACCGAAGAAAATGTACACGGTGGGGCTATGTGGGCACGGATGCCTCTGACTGCCCTAGTGGGAGATACACCCCTAGATGAATGGCCGGAACCTATTCCTACTTATTTGGCACAGCCGTGGGACTGTCAGTCACATCACCACTCAGTATTTGTACTCAACAGGGCTACACCCTGCCCGTGGTACGCAAAGATAGACGGGGAGTTTTACCCCGCTAAGTATTACTTCACCGTAGACTACACGGACAGTGAAGTAGCAGACGACCCAGCACAACACAAACAGAGTCACGTACTCGAACTCTTAGATGCTGGTAAATGGACAGGCAACATTGTAGCCCTACCAAACAATCGTGTACGAGTAACAAACCCTGCTTGGTTTGTAACGGGCGAAGGTGCGCCGGACTTTACTCCTAGTCAGTGGGTCCATCACTCTAAACAAGACCCGAACTACGTCAGCGATACGGCACGGGTATTTGATAACCTTTATGCGGAGAAATAAAATGGCAAAAAAAATGACAGCAGAACAAATGCTTTCACGTATCTTTAATATGACTCGTGGGATGGTTTCACCAGAATATGTAGCTTCTGAAGCTGCTTCAAAAAAGAAAAAAGCTAAACCAATGGCAGCGGGTGGCAAGGCTAAGAAGAAAGCCAAAGGTATGGCTCGTGGCGGCAAGATGAAGTCAAAGGGCATGGCTCGTGGCGGCAAGTCTAAACGCTAATGGCTAAGAAAGCACCACCTAAACCCAAGAAAAAGTCGAGTAGCCCAAAGCCCAAGAATCCTGCGTTGTACTCTCGTGTAAAGGCAGAGGCAAAGAAGAAATTTGATGTCTACCCGTCAGCATACGCAAATGCTTGGCTTGTCAGGACGTACAAGAAGCGTGGCGGGACGTACGCCTAATGGCTAAACCAAAGGGCGGCTTGACAAAGTGGTTCAAAGAAGATTGGCGGGATGTAAAGACCGGCAAGAAGTGTGGTCGTTCTGGTTCTGAAAAGAAGAAACGTCCTTATCCAGCCTGTAGACCAGCTAAAGTTGCCAAACGTATTACCAAAAAAGAAGCAGCAAAGAAGACCGGACCTCGCAAGGTTAATTGGTCTGTAACTGCTTCCGGCAGAAAAAGGAAGAAGGCCAGTGGCAAGAAAGCCTGATAAAATGCCCGCCCGCAACAAGAAGAATTTTCGTGCCACCAAGAAGGGTGCGGGAATGACAAAGGCTGGGGTAGCTGCGTATCGCAAAAAGAATCCCGGCAGCAAACTAAAGACTGCTGTTA